TAGGCCAGTGCGGTGGCTGCCGCCTGGTCTATTTATTTTGTTATTAAAATTAGATTGGCGTAAAGAATGAAAAAATTATCAATATCCTATTCTGAATGCGATTGTAAAAAATGTCAAAAAATGTGTCATGCGCCTTGTTGTGGAACGCCAGAAGACTTTGAAAATATAATTGAAGCCGGCTTTGGAAAGCGGTTAATGTTCGATGCTTTTCCTGACGGCGAACCAATGTTAAAACCTGCTCTTAAAGGTTATGAGGGCAACCGTTCTCCTTTTGAAACGGCATCGATAAAAGGATGTACTTTTTGGAATGGAAAACATTGTGAATTACATTCCAAGGGATTGAAACCAAGTCTAGGAAAACTTGCTCATCATTCCCTGAATAAAGAACAAAAAGAAGAAATTATAGATTTTATAAATGAGTCTTGGACTAGCCAAGAAGCCAAAGATGTTATTGCAAAATGGAAACTTATGAATGAAAATAATTCATAATGAATGCCTAATTACTATGCAACAAATGGAAGCAAATTCCATTGATTTTGTTGTCACTGATCCACCTTATGGTCTTTCTTTCATGGGCAAAGAATGGGATAAAAAAACACCCTCACAAGACATATGGAATGAAGCTCTCAGAATTTGTAAACCCGGAGCAATGCTTGCAGCATTTGGAGGATCTCGCACTCATCATCATCTAATGATAGCACTAGAAAGGGCCGGATGGGAAATACGAGATGTCATTATGTGGCTATACGGTTCTGGATTTCCTAAATCTCATAATAAATTTGGATTGAAAGGTTATGGAACTGCTCTTAAGCCAGCGCATGAACCGATTTTTATCTGTAATAAACCCTATGAAATAAGTCATCTTTTTGCTATTATACTCCTCGATATAACAAACGAGGTTTATCAATGCCAAAAATTAAATTACAATGTCGAAGATGCGGAAACGAATTTGAGCGATTCCCTTCTGTTGTTAGACAAGGTGCAGCAGTTTACTGTTCAAGATCATGCCAAAACTATCGCTTGGGAAAAACTTTCAAGTGTCGAGTTTGTGATAAAGAATATTACATCCCTAAAGCAAGAGTTGAACGAAAGGATAAATCAGGTGAAGGATCTTTTTGTTCTTACAAATGCAAAGGAAAATGGCAAAAACAACATACAAGTTCAAAAAATCCTGCATGGCGAGGAGGAATATATATTTGCCGCCATACAGGGTATCGCTACATTCGTCACAAAGGAACATATAGAGCAGAACATCGTATTATTATGGAAACACACCTTGGAAGGGATCTTTCAAGGAATGAACAAGTTCACCACAAGAATGGTGATAAACTTGATAACAGAATTGAGAATCTTGAAATCATGTCTGTCTCCGACCATTTCAAACGACATTGGAAGTTTGTCCCCTAACTATGAGCCGATCATTTTAGCGATGAAACCACTCGATGGCACCTATGTGCAGAATGTCGAAAAATGGGGGATAGGAGGGATTAATATCGAGGAAAGCAGAATCGGATCACCAGAAGATAAAAGAGAAGCAGGGACACGGACTTATAAGGCTGGTACCTTAGCAGGCGGTTTGAATGGAAACGGAGAATTACAAAATGCACAACATGACGGTAAAGGCAGATGGCCTGCTAACATTATATTTGATGAAGAAGCGGCAGCAATGCTTGATCAGCAAACTGGAAACAGCGCCTCACGTTTCTTCTATTGTGCTAAAGCCTCAAGCCGCGAAAGGAATGCAGGGCTAGACAAACCTTCATCGCACCCCACGGTTAAGCCAATCGCGCTAATGAAATACATCATCAAGCTTTTAGCACCCCCAAATAATCCCGTATTGCTCGATCCTTTTTGCGGCAGCGGATCAACTCTCGTCGCAGCAAAAGAACTTGGAATAAATGCAATTGGAATTGAATTGAACGAGGAATATTGTGAAATCGCAAGACTACGTATAAAACATGCTAAAGGACCTCAGCCACAATTATTCTAAATATTATTACAATATGGAAATTTATAAATGAAAAATAATTTTGATGACGCTTTAAACGCGCCCAGTGAACAAATACCCGTAAAATGGATTGATGTCCGCGGAAGAGAAGAGCATGAAGCGATATTAAAAGATCCTGCCAAATGTGAAGAACTTGGTCTAGATCGATATTATGAAATCATGGTCTATTTAAAACGTTGGGGTTCTTGGCTACCTAAGCCATAACAATCGTTACTTTCTTTTTGCCGTCATCGCTTCCCAGCAAAGAATCACCACTATAAAGCATATTTTCGACCCAATTGCCCTCATCATCTTTTGTAAACCCGAAATGTTCCAGTTGAATATTTTCCCATCTACGAATTAAATCCACATATTTAGGATCGTATAATCCTTCATTCATGAGAATATTAATCATCTGCGATCTATGAGGTAATTCCCAGCAAAAATACACCGTGCCGCCTGGGTAGACATGGAATACCATACTGTCTTGTTCGGGGTAGGGCCGGTATTTTGTTAGCTTGCGAATTCTTACTAATCCTCGTTTGAGCATTAAATCATATTTCTCATAAATAGCCAAGTAAAAAGGCTCCCCCTGCATTTCTTTTTCTCCTGCGATAATGGCTTCGTTGATATCCTCGACAAGTCCTTTTTTGATTTCATGATTAACATCTCCTATAACAACTCCACGTTCACCACTTATTTGAGCTTCGCGATAAATTGCACCTGCTGTTTGCCGTCTAGGGTCTATTTGTGATTTATAATCCATTAGAAAGCTCCTTTTGCGCGAAAGCGTGTTGTCCAGTAATTATTACATAATTCTTTATGCCCTTTCTGGGCACATTCTTGTGAACAAAACACTGTTCTTTGTCTTTTTTTTAAATTTTTTTCATGTGAAAATTCTTTTCCGCATATTCGGCATTTAAATTTTTTCAATGGCCGGTATTCCGGTTCTTTTTCCATCTTTTTCCGATATTCACAGCGAAAGCAATATTTTTTATTTTTTATAAAATCAACAATTGGTCTTTCTATTTTGCAATTATCGCAAATCATAATGCTCACTTTTGTATAGACTTATATTAATTTTGTTAAACAAAGTCAAGAAAGGGCGTATTAAAGGTGATTCAAGCCCGATCACTGCGGCGCATATAAATGTGGGCCTAGCCGACCACCAAAAAAAAGGAAAATTCATGACAGAGATTCAAGGCCAAAACAGCGAAGTTCAGGAGTTAGCAACTCAGGCAGAAACCCATGTCAATGAAGTTAAAGAGACGCAAAATACTCAAGAGCCGGTGACAAATCAGCATTTGAAGGCAATGCGTCTCAAGAATGCCGAACTCGAAAAAGAACTGAAACAAATGCGAGAAATGCAAATGCAGATTATGCAAGCCCAGCTTAGTAATTCTGCACCCGCAAAGCAAGAGGTTGATGAATTCGATACGATCGGTGATGAAGAGTTTATTCCTTTAGGTAAGGTGAAGAAGCTAGCTGAGAAAAATACTCAGAAGGTTCTCAAAAATGCCGAAGAGCTTGTGCGAAATGAGGTCGAAAGACAATTCAAGAAGCAACATGATACTCAATTCATGGATCGTTTAAATCGTCAATATTCAGATTTTTCCGAGATCGTCAATCCAGAAACTTTATCTATTTTAGAAGAAAAGGAACCGGAATTGGCGGCGACGATTGCGGATTTAAAAGATCCGTATAAGATCGGAGTTCAAAGCTACAAATACATCAAAGCGATGGGTCTTACTAAATCAGCATCAGAAACTAGAAGAGAAAAGGAAGTGGATAAGGCTATTGAAAAGTCAAATAAGGCGATTGCATCTCCTATGACTTTTGATAAACGTCCAATTGCTCAAGCTTTTCAACTAACTGATGCGATGAAAAAAGAACTATTCCGTGAGATGCATGGATATGCAGCATTAGCCAATTCGGTTCCCGAAATGACGCAGTAGCGTCAAAGGGAATTATATGACAGTTTCAATTGCTTCTCTGCCTCCACAAATTCAGCAGAGATATAATGCCAAGTTATTGTCAACTCCAGAGCACAATTTGATTCACCAATTGTTTGCTACTCCTGTTGAGTTGCCAGATAATCAAGGCTTCATTGATCGTCAATCACGCTACGACAGACTTGATTTGTTTGAAGTGCCGCTAGATGATGGTCAAAACAACCCACCACCCCAACAACTTAATCGTGTTGATGTGGATTGCCGTGTTCGTGTTTATGCGACTTATATCGTATTAACTCGCCAGGTTACAATTACCAACGAAGATCCCGTTCTAAATAGCGCTGCGGCACGTTTGGGACAATCTTTAAGAGAAACACAGGACGCCCTCCAGAGAGACAATTTGGAAAGTTCTGCAAGTATTATAAATTGCGTCGGTAAACAAAATCCTGCTGACGTTAAATCTTCTCTGATAGACTTGGAACTCCTCGCTGCGTAAGCAGACGGACAACAAGGGGCAAGAATTATGGAAATAGAAAAATATGAAGATGAAAATATTTTAGAATATAGGTATTCAGGTAACGGAAAACCATTATTCACAATAAAATATGATCTTAAATTTGACGTTAATTCCATATTTCAGCCTGAACGACTAAGTGAGAAGACCCGAAAGGGAAGCGATAGTCTGAACTCTATGGAAACATAGAGAGGTTGATCCGAAGAGGTTGGCCCGCCTAAGATACTACTTAAACGATGTAACTTAGGTCACAAAAGTAACAGATAATTTGGGGACAAATGGCGATATTCCAACAGAAATGGCTATTACCGACGTTGATGATGTATTTACTGTGCTTCAGAATAACTCTGGAGAGTATATTACAAATATCGTAGAAGCTGATCTGAAATTCGGGACATCGCCAATCGGCGACGCATACGGTTGTATGTTAACAACTCGTATGATTCCTGTCTTGTATAACATGACCGGTTTCGTCAAGAAATTCCAATATCCAAATATCAGTCAAACCTTGAGCACAGAACTTGGAGGAGCCAATAACGTTCGCTTCTTCGTATCTGAACAAGGTTCCGTAACGCCAAATGCATCTATGCTTGGTAATGATGTAGCTAACTGTTTCGTTGCCGCTAAAGAAGCCTATAAGGTTGTCTGGCAAGCTGGCGGGAAAGCTCGCTTCATTTACTTGCCTCCTGGATATAACAACGATCCATGTATGTTAAGACATACTGCTGGTTGTTCGTTCTATCAAGGGCAGTGCATTACAAATGATCTCTGGATTCAAAACTTACGCTCGTCAGGTATTTAAGGAGGTCATTTATGTTACCATATTCTTTTATTGGGTCATGGACCTATACTAACCCTGCAACTCCAATTGCGCAAAATATTCCTATGACTGCAAAACCTGATTGGGTTTTCGTCAAAGATATTACGAACTTTGGAGCGCAGTCTACTGCTGCCAATCCAGTTTATTCGGAATGGTTTAGCTCTATGCCACAGGGCTCTTTCTTAGCTCAGGGACAACCAAGTTCTACTGGAGCAGGTGTTACTTTATTTGCTTCTCAAGGAGCATCCGGTGGCTTTACTTTTATTGATCAGGCACATCCTCCTGTATTTTCTAAAGTAGCGGTGACGGCTGTTAATGGAACGACTTTTGTTGTTTCGACAGCTAACACTGCTGGCTTAAACGTTGGAGATTTAATACGTCTCGTCAATATTACAGGTGCACAGCAAATTAGTGGTTCTAATCTTTATCAGATTACAGCAATTGTAGCTAATACAAGTATCACATTTGGCTATGCAGCTTCTGCTGTTAGTGCGGGATTAGTTGTTGCCAATGGTACTACTGGTTTTTACCAAAAAGTATATCCAGGTCAATTTGTACCAAATGCACTTCCAGTTGCTTTCATTACGCAAGCAAGTCAAGCGGTTGTGTCTTTCTTTAGACAAAACCCATATACACCTGGCGAGCTTGTTGATTTCCAAATACCAACACCTTACGGCATGGTTCAGTTAAGTAATTTAACTTCCAAAGCCGGAAGTGGTCCATTTTCAAGCAATCCTTCTGGTGCAGCTAGAGTATTGAGTGTGGTAAATACAGCTACTGTTTCATCGATTACTATCGATGTAGATACAACTGGATTTACAGCATTTCAATTCCCTACATCGG